TGGGCGAAGGCGCAGATGAGAGTTATTCCCTAAACCAACTCGTTGAAGTCGCTAATCACCTCATTGCTTGGTATGAAGGCGAAGTTCAAGAAGGAGAAGCAACACCTATGTCAGACATCGAACTTTCTGCTGATGCAGAAGTAACAAAAGACCCAGACCCAGATACAACAATGGGTTGCAAGTGCGATGGTTGCGCTAAGTGCGCTGCTGATGGCGGTTGCGATTCAAAGATGTGTTCAATGCACAAAGATTCATCAAAAGATTCAATGAAATCTGCTGAAGGTCATAAGTGCTTAGAATGTGGTTGCAATACATTTGACGATTCACATGGTCGCGCAGATGTAACAACTGCTGAAATCGTTGATCTTGGTGCAGAAAAGTCTGCTGAAGCAGATGCAACTGTTGATGCTACCGCTGCAATCGCGGAAGCAATCGCAGAACAAACAGAAGAGATTTCTGAGGCTTCAGTAGCCACAGAAGATGAGGGTCTAAAGGCTCTTGTCGCAGAAGCCGTTAAGAGTGCTATGGAAAAGTTTGAAGCAGAGAAAGTTACTCTAGTTGCTGAAAAAGAGTCAGCAGTAGAAAAGGCTTTGAGTCTTGAAACCGAACTAGCAGCGGCATTAGAAAAAACCGTTGCAGGTGGGCCAAAGCGCACCGCAACAAAACTATCAACAGAAACTCAGAACGCGCATATCACCAAGGCTTTGCAACTAAAGGCTAAGGCGGATGCTTCGACTGATCCTCTACTCGCTCGCGGATACCTAGAAATGGCTAAAGATGAATTCAAAGCCGCTGGTATCAAAGAGCAAACACTCTAAACGAAAAGGAAAATAATGCCTAACGCACAAGATATGTTTGGTGAAACATCACCAAAAGACTTGGCTATCAAGAACGAGGCTTTTGATGCTGCTCTAAAGTCAGCAGTAGCAAGCCCAAACCTTGATCCAATGTTCAAGCAAAAGGTAGATGCTGGACTTCCACAGGCTTTCGCCAAGAAGTCATTATCTGCTGACGGAGTTGCAGCACTTAACAATGCTCTTGCAGAAACAACTGCTGACATTGCTAAGGACATCAGCCTCACCAGTCCCCTCAATTCAAGTTTTGCAGCCTTCGACCTAGAAGCGCCTGCAAAGTACTTAGTACCAGTTCCAACACCACTTCGTAACAAGTTACCTCGTACCAAGGGTGTCGGTACTGCACATCGCATCAAGAGAATCACAGGATTCACTAACGCGATCACAGGAACATCAAACATCCACCCAGGTATCACAGAAACAACACAGAACAACTTTGCTGTTAATGGTTCTGCAAATCCTCTATACCTAAACCGTGGTCCTAAAATCAGTTACAACGCCGATGACAAAATATTCGCTTATTCCTCATTTGGTCTAAGCGATGATGTTACATTCGATGCACAATACTCAGGTCTTGGATACCAAGATTTGATCGCTACTTCTGCTCGCACACTTCTTTACTCATCAATGCTTGCTGAAGAGCGTATGCTTCTAATGGGTCGCGGAACTGCTGGTAACGGATTTTCTGGCGCACTTACTGCTCCAACAATTACTGCAACCGCTCGTACTGCTGTAACAGGTGAAACACCTATTTCTGCTGGTACAAAGGTATGGGTAAAGGCTACTTCTGATGCTGGTTCATTCGGTGATTCAGTTGTTTCTTCAGTTGCTTCTGCAACTCCAGACGGATCAACCCAAGTTATCGATGTAGTTATCTCTGCATCAATTCCTGGCGCAATCGGATACAAGGTGTTCTCAGGCGTTGGCGGTTCAGAACCTGCTGATACTGCTAAGTTCTACCAAGGCCGTACAGCAACCCTTAAGTACACACTACAAGGTGTTCTTGCTACAACTGGCGATGTTGCTTCTAACCACGCTAACGACACATCTGCTTACGGTGCTGGCTATGACGGTATCTTGGCTTATGTCCTTGGGCCTCAATCTGGTTACAACAACAACATCAACTCAACATTCTCTACCTCTAACCCAGGTGTAGAATTCCAAACAGCGTTTGCTTCAATGTACGCAAACAACCTTGCTAACCCAGACGAAATCTTCATGAACGGATCAGATCGTAAGCAACTTTCTGATGCAATCAAGTCTGCTGGTTCAACATCTGCATACCGTCTAAACCTAACTCAATCGGAAACAGGTTCTTTCGTCGGCGGCGCAACAATCGATGCACTACACAACGAAGTAACAGGCCGATTGGTTGATTTAACAGTTCACCCTTACCTGCCTCAAGGTGTAGCACCGATCTTGTCTTATGTTCTTCCTTTTGAAAACTCAGAAGTAAGCAACCTATGGGCAGCCGTGAATGTTCAAGATTACACATACTTGAACTGGCCAAAGATCCAACTTCAGAACGAAGCATCAACCTACTGGCGTGGAACATTCGTTTCATACGGCCCATCATGGTCAGGTGCAGTTTCTGGTATCAAGTCTGCATAACGAAACAAATAACGGAAAGGGTGCGTTCACGCGCACCCTTTCTATATAAAGAAGGAGGCGCGCAATGACAAGAATGATTCCACCAAAGGGTATGACAAGCGTATCGATTGACACGCCTAACGGTAAGAAAAGTAAATTTGTTGGTAAAGATGGATTACTTCATATCAACGATCCAAAACTTGTTAAAAAACTTAAAGAAGAAGGTTTAGGAGTAGCGAGCGCCAGCGGCGTTATTCAGCATAGTTCGGCAGTTGGCTACGATTGTAAAAAATGTGGTTTCGGTTCCTTTTTCAAAAAATGCTCAAAGTGTGGAGAAATAAATGGCTAATGCTTACTCAAATACAACGCACCAGTTCTCTACCCCTTATCTAACTTTAGGTGAGTACAAGAACGCTCCTACTGCTATCGATCTTGATAACTTGGTGTGGAATTCTCAAGACCCAGATGTCCAGGATGCAGAACTTACAAATGTTATTGCCCGCGCATCGTCTTGGATCGATACCTACTGCAATCAAGTTCTCGCCGCTACAACTGAAACCGAGAATATGCGCTCTCGCATTACCGCAGACGGAACACTTAGAATTCATCCACGCTACAACCCTATTGTTGCTCTCCTTGCTTTCAGTTACGGCAACCCTACATCTCAGATGAACACCGTTCCTGATCCTTCAATTGCCTGGATCGAAGATCAACAAATCATTATTCCTTGCGGTAACCTAGGATTCAATTATTCAACACAAGGCCCACTTCAATTTGGCTTCCCAGCATCGCCTCGCCAAGAAGTATTTATCAATCTTCAATATGTCGCAGGATACGCAAACACCACAATCGTTAGCGCAACCGCTGGACAATCAACAGTCGTTGTTGCCGATCCAACAGGCATCACAGCAGGTACAAGCCTACGCATCTATGATGGTTTTAATTCAGAATTAGTTACAGTTGCCAGCAACCACACATACGGTTCTGCCACCGTTGCTCTTGCAACACCTTTGTCTTACTCACACGCAACAGGTGTTTCAATATCTGCTCTTCCACCAGCAATCAAAGAAGCAGCAATCTTGGTTACAACCTCAATGCTCAAAGTTCGTGGCGATAACTCAATGGTAATGGCAGTTGCTTCACGCGCATCTGAAGCATCTTCAGGCAGTCAGAGGATTGGTACAGAACTTAAGATGGCTCAAGACCTTCTTAATCCTTATCGCAGGGTTCGCTAATGGCTCTTACTGGTCGCGCTGCCGTTCGCTCAACACTTGCAACCTTCATCAAGCCTCCAAGCGTAGATGGGTTAAACCAAGTCTTTACCGCATTTCCAAAGCGTATCGATTTTCAAATCAATTCTTTGCCATCTCAATTATCGCGTTGCGTGGCAGTTATTCATATTGAATCTGAAACAGAAAATCGCTTGGCTATCGGTGGCGCAACTAGCGGTATCAAAAAAGTAGATTATTCAGTTGCTATCCAACTCTTTCATCATTCTCAACAACGCAATTCTGAAGATGCCATGGCTGACTTTGATTATGTTGTCGATAACCTTAAAGCAAAACTACGCTCAGACCATCAGTTCGGCGATCCTTCTGGAACGCTTGTCTGGCAAGGTTCAGAGCCAGTTTTAAATGTTGCTTATGGCGAACCAATATCAAACGATGGAACATCAACCGAAATTTGGGCATCCGTAAGATTTGATGTTACCCAAATGATTCAAGCATAGGAGCAATAATGGCTAAATTCACTTACGAAGGCCACGATGAACGAACTTTTCCAAGTATCAGTATCACAGTAAAACCTGGCGATACATTTGAAGCCCCAGATGATTTTGCGGCTCACAATGTAAAGCCAACAAAAGCAAACAAATCAACCCCAAAAGTAGGAGATGAAGAATGACACTAGCACAACCATCCGTAAAGTCGTACCTCGGGGTTGCACTTGAGAGTACAAAAGGCACACCAGTAACACCAACTAACTTTGTACCAGTAACAATGAACTCATTTAAGCCAGTTGATGTTATTGCACCTTTGTATGACACAGGCTTAAGAGGCAGCCTCCTTGAAAATTACAATTATGTACCCGGGAGAAAGAACACCACAGTTGATTTTGGTGGCCCAGTATTTGCTGACACAATTGGTTACTGGATCGCTGGCGTACTTGGCGATGTAACCACAACAGGTTCAACCGCTCCATACACACACTCAATTGCACTTAAGAACGCAGTTGGAACAACTGGCGATGCACAACCAAAAGCATTGACAATTACAGACTTTTATTCAGCAGGAAACCGTCAATACCCAGGATGCCAAGTTACAGATTTTGGTTTAACATTCAACGCTGACGGAATGTTGGAATACACCGTCAAGGCAATGGGCTTCCCATCAGTTACATCTGCTTCTAGCGCTCCTTCATTCTCAGCAGTTCTACCAACTCAAGTTTGGACTGGAACAGTTACAATCGGCGGATCAACCGTTGGTTATGTTCGTACAGGTACTCTTGATTTATCTCGCAAGGCAGAAGCAATCTGGGGTGTTTCAAATACTCAATCTCCATATCAAGTATTTGTTGGCGCTCTAACCGCTAAGGGTAAGGTTACTTTCGTCATGCAAGATGACACAGAATTAACCCGCTACATCACAAACACACAACCATCAGTTACCTTTAACTTCTCAACAGGTACAGGCGCAACTGCTACTCAAGTTCAATTCACTCTTTCAAAGGGTGCTTATGTAACTGGCGCAATTGAACGCAATGCCGATTATGTAGAAGTTACAGTCGATATTGAAGGTCTTGGAAATACAACGGATGTTGGTGCAACTTCAGGTTACTCACCTGTTAAGTTCACTTTGCAAAACGCACTTCCAAGCGGAACCTTCCAGTAACCGATAGAATCCCGATAGGGGCAGCCGCCTTCCCTGCCTCTATCGGGCCTAACATTGAGAAGGCAAGTAGGAAGGAATCTGAATGTCTAAAACTATTACTCTCCCATCGGGAGCAACAGCGGTTCTACGCGATCCACAAACCCTCAAAGTCAAAGATCGCAAAAAGGTATTTGCTGCCGCCAATGAGCAAGAAGGCGTTATGCAAGCCATATCAATCCTTGATGGTTTGATTTCAGTATTGGTTGAAAGTTGGTCTTTTGATTTAATTCCACCTTCAATCAAAATTGATTCTCTTGATGAACTATCTATGGCTGATTACGATGTATTAGGACAATACGCTCAAGAGGCTCAAGAGTATCTATTCCCAACCTTTGATAAATCACCAGAGGCGGATGCTGACCCAAAAGTAATTACAGGAGAATCGAACGCTTAAAGTCTTTACTGCGTGGCAATTCTCGTAGTGAACTGTTTGATTATCCTGATGAAGAATGGATTTACTACACCTGCGCAAAAGAATTTGGGTGGACACCTGAGCAGGTAGATGAACAGCCAGCGAAAATAATGAACTGGATTCTTGCAATATCAAACGCGGTGAAAGAGGTGGAAATTGAGCAGCAATCTACCTGAAGTTGAAGCCGCGCTTAAAAAATATGAAGTTGAATTTGATAGAAGAATTGCGGCAGTTGCCAGCGATGTTTCTTTCAAACTTGAACAATATGCCAAGGAAGAGATCAAAGGCGAAAGACCTTACACTTATCCAGATGGCAAAAAGCGTGGCAAGAAAGCAGATCGCAT